CGTCGCATGCTTACGCGATATCGCATTCAATTAAGGAATACGGTATTCGACCAAAGAAAATAATTGATAATGTTTTGAACGAAGATGTTCTTGACCGCATCGCAAATGATTTGGCCGAAGTGACCGGCTTAATATTTAGTATTAAATTTGACAAAGCAACACAAAGATAAATGGCAGTAACTATACAACAACAACCGCAACTTTTTTCAACGGCCGGCAATCCAATCGTTTGGACTTTCGAATCGGATCAAACCGCACAACCGAACTTTTGTTTCATCGTTGAACTTTACCTTTTCGGTAATTTATATTCGACACATCAAGTATTTCCGCAATTCGGAATCTTATCCAGGTTCAACGCGTCCGAAGCTTTGAAGTCATTCTTGTCATCGCCATTGATAATCAACGGAACATTGACAACCAATTATAACACCGCAATAACGAACGCTTGGATTGTCGTTTCGGAAAAGTACGGAACACCGCCGGCGATTGGCGCATCGGCAACGGCGGCAACGATGAAACCTTTCAACGCCGCCTTGCGACATCCCGAATTCATCAATTGGAATTATCAAGATTACAACGTTGATTCAAATAATGTTTTAACGCCTGGCGTTTTGTTCTTGACATCGTGGCCAAGGGCGCGAAAATATTTTTGTGGATTGACTGAAAATATATTCCTTGGATTTATTTCGGCCGATACTTCATTCAATGTTCGGTTTCGATTAAAGAACGCGGCCGGCGGAACAATCGCAACCGATTTAGTTCCTTTGACCTTAAATGATTTGACGGTCATTGATTGCAGTCCGTCAACGATTATCGCGAATACAACAATAACGACGGTCAACTTTGCGGCGGCAGCTTATTACGAAGTGATTGCGCGTGGAACTGGTCCTGGAATAAACAACGGATCTTCGGAAACGTTCAAGATATACATCGACAACGAATGCCACCGATATCCAACAAGGCGCTTGCATTGGTTGAACAAGTTCGGAGTTTGGGATTCGTTTACGTTCACGCTTGTTTCAACCGAATCAACGAAGGTTGCCGGTTCAACATACGAACGCGAGTCCGGAGTTTGGAACTTAACAAATTATACTTATCCATTATACCAAGGCGAAATGACAACCTTTTCAAAACGCGCCGAAGATACAATGGTTTTAAATTCGGATTGGATTTATGAAGACGTTCAACAATGGTTGGTTCGTGAATTATACGAATCGCCGAATGTATATCTTGAAGATGCGACCGGCGCATTCGAACCGGTGAACATAACTAATCAAGGATATGACTTGAAGCAATCACGAAAGGACGGATTGATAATGGAAACCGTTGAAATTAAAAAGACTTATTCTTATAATTCACAATTGAACTAAATGGCCGGCGAATTATATATAAATTCTCGTTTGGTTGACATCGACCAATCGATTCCATTTCCATTGACGTTCAACATTTCGGACATCAAAGATATTTCATCCAGGAAAGGAAACAAATCAAAAACGATTACTTTGCCAGGGACGCGAGTGAATCACCAATTAATGACATCGGTTTTTTTATTGACGTCAACGGAAAAGATTTCAACCACAACATCCGGCTTGATTAACTTCGATCCGTCAATCAAAGCGCCTTGTCAATATTACGAAAATGGATTGCTTCAATTCAACGGCATCGCGCAACTAATGGAATGCAAGTTGAACAACGGAACATGGTCGTTTGAAATCACAATGGTATCGGACACAATTGACTATATTGCGCAATTGAAAAAAGTCAAGGTCAATGAACTTGATTATTCGGAATACGAACACAACTTGACATTAGCCGATCAACAAGAAACATGGAACGGATTCAATCAAATCAATGGCGTTTCGACAAGCATCAAGACCGGACTTGACTGGAATGGCGAAGGATACTATTATGGTTTGATTGATTATGGTTATTCACGACCGACACCGGACACCTTTGCCGTTGACAACATACCGGTTCAAACGTTTGTTTATGGTATCTTAAAAAAGATTTTTGAATTTGCCGGAATTACTTGGTCATCCAATTTTTTGGAAAGTCAAAGATTCAAAAGATTATTGCTTGCTTATTATGGTGGCGCTTTGCCAACAATAACGGCCGGCGATTCATTGAACGATTCGGCAACCACAACGGAAAACAACAACGCCGGCGGTTTTATTATTAACGGAACAACGGCGTCCGAATACTATCAAGGAACGCAAGATACTTTTTTACCGGCTGCGAATTTTTACGACAATTACGACGCAACGATTGTGACCGATCCTTCGTCGCAAGTAATCACAAACAATCCATTAAAATTCCGCGCGGCATCAACTGGATTGTTCCAGGTGACTTATTCCGGAACGCAAGACATCGATTTCAGTTTTATGACTGGCGTCACTTTATATTGCGATTATAGTGTAATTTTAATGACCAAGAAAAACAATGTCTTGATTGGAAACGATGTTATTTATTCCGGACTTTTGAACATGGGAATAATGCCGGTTGCAACCGTTTCATTTACGTTTACAACTTCGCAAGCAATCAACATGTCAATCAACGATGAATTGACTTTTGAAATAAGACTTGACCGAAATCAAGGTCAAATTTTTGGCGCGCCATTTGCGCCGATATCGTTTACACAAACCGTCACATCGACCGGAGTATCTTTGGATATTATCAAAAGTCAACAAGCGTTGACGCCAGGATCAACAATTAATTTGAATCCATTTTTACCGGACATGACTTGCGATGTTTTCTTGAAGGGAATAATTACGGCCTTCAATTTATATTTAAAACCGGATGCAAACAATCCGACGATCCTTGAAATCGAACCGCTTGCCGATTTTTACAACGGATCGGACAAGGCGCTTGATTGGACGTATCTTGTTGACAAGTCAAAAGAAATCAAGGTCATACCAACGATCAACTTCGCGTCCAAAGATTATAATTTCATGTTCGAAAAAGAAGACGATTATTGGAATACGCAATATATCAACGCGTTCGCGGAACAATACGGATCATTCACTTTGTCGTCACAATCGCAATATGCAACCGACACAACCGACATGAAACTTCCGTTTGGACAACATCCATTGGCCTTGATTGATTCAACGAACTTGATTGTTCCAAGATTTTATCAAGTGAACTTTGATGAATTCGGGAATGGTCAAATCGTTTTGAAAAAAGGAAAGTCTTTCATCGTTCAACTTGGCGAAATGCGCGCCGGAAATTGGATTCATCGGAACGAATCCGGAATCGATATTCCGCAAATAATTTATCCTTATGTTGGTCACTTGGACGACATCGACAATCCAACATTCGATTTCAATTTCGGCGTTCCCGAAGTCGTTTATTATCCGGCGACAATTTACACGTCCAACAATCTTTTCGAATATCACGAAACATTCATCAAAGAAATTGTTTCAAGGTTCGGTAAAATGTTAACATTGTACGCGACGATTGATTCCGACACAATCAACAAGTTAGATTTTAGAAACTTAATAAACATTGATGCCGTCGTTTATCGATTACAAAAAATAAATGATTACGATTCCGGAAAAGGTCAATCGACATTAATCGAACTGATTCGCATAATAGAAGGGGAAAGCGCCGGAACAATTATTCCGCCAAGCTACCGAATAACCGAAAACGGAATTGTCCGTCGGGAAGAAAATAATACTAATCAAAGAATAATAGAATAAATTATGGCTGATAAAAAAATTTCACAACTACCACCAAAAGCTTCGATAATGGGCGCAAACGATTTACTTGAAGTTAGCGAAGTCGGGTTCGTTCCGGGCGCATTTACATCAAAGAAAATGCGACGCGATAAACTAATCGAAACGGTTGTTGGGAACATTCCTTCGGCTTCGTTTTACGACAACACGACGCAAGCAACAACGGCGTTGAACATCGTTCCAATGGAAATTGCGCAAAGCAATTTTTTAAACAACATTTTACTTTACGGAACAACCGGAATGCAAGTCAATGAATCCGGATATTACAACGTCCAATTTTCCGCGCAAATTTACCGAACATCCGGCGGAACAAGTCAACACGTTGATATATTTTTACGGAATAGCGGAACGGATGTTGCGAATTCGAATACAAAAGTTAGTGTTCACGCGAATTCCGTTTATTTGGTGGCCGCTTGGAATTGGTTCGTTTATTTAGCAGCCGGTGAATATATCGAAATAATGTGGTCACCAAGCGCTTCGACAATAGAATTAAGAGCCGAACCGGAAGATTTATCTTTACCTTGTCCGGCAACGCCTTCTGTAATAGCAACAATTAATCGAATCGGATAATGGCAACAAAAGAAGCAGTATTTTCATTAAGAGTTGACACCGGAAATTCGGTTCAAGACATTCAAAACGCGGATCAAGCAGTCAAGAATTTTAATAAAGACTTGAAAGAAACGCAAACAATCGCATCCAGTGGAACTGGAATGGACGCCTTTCAACAAAACTTGGATGAATTAAATGCGCGCGTTTCGGCCGGTGGTTTGACAATGCGCGACATGACCAAGGCAATGAAGGAATATCAATCCATTGCGGCGCAAGCTGGGGTTGAAAGTCCGGTTGGCGCGGAAGCGCTTCGATCGGCGGCACAAATGAAAGACACGATTGGCGATTTGAAAGGCGCGACAACGGCCTTGTCTTCGGACTTTGTTAAGTTAGACACCGCCGTTCAAGGAATCGAAACCGGCGCGGCCGTATTCCAGGGACTTCAATCGGCGGTTGCATTGACCGGCATTGAAAACGAAAACTTGCAAAAGACAATGGTAAAATTGCAAGCGACGCAAGGAATTGTAAATGCGGTTAATACGGTTGCAAAAAATTTGAACAAGGATGCAATTCTTGGAATCCAATTAAGAACGGCTGCGGAAAAATTACGGAATTTTGTCATGACCGGTTCGGTTGCAACGACGCGAGCGCAAGCAGCCGGCGAAGTGGCGCTTGGAACGGCGACGGTTGGAACAACGGTTGCAACGCAAGCAGCAACAAATGGAATGAAATTACTTCGAATCGCCATGATTGCGACCGGAGTCGGCGCGCTTGTTGTTGGACTTGCTTTGTTGATTGCCAATTTTGACAAGGTCAAAGAAGCGGTTGTTGGCGCTTACGATAAATTTAACAAGCTTGGTCCGGCGGTGAAAACCGTAATCATGATAATGTTTCCTTTGATTGGATTGATTGTCGGCGTTACCAAGGCGCTTGAACATTTTGGAGTGATTGACGATTCGAACACGCGTAAATTGAAAGCGAATGCCGAAGCGCGAACAAAAGGAATTGTCAAGGAACAAGACAAGATTATTGCGGCTGCATCCAAAAAACAAAAGGCAAACGACGCTTATTACGATCACGAAATAAATTTATTAAAGGCATCCGGGAAAGCGACATACGAAATGTCATTGTTGAAAGCGAAATCACATTTGGCCGAAGGACGCGTGATGTTGTCGGCGCAAGCTGCGAAAATTAAAGCTTACAAAGCTGAAATCGAAGTATTGATTGCGACCGGTGATGCTGATTCGGATCGAGTTAAAAACTTGAAGAAATCATTGACAACCGTATCGGCGGCGGCCGGTGAAAATTACAAAGATTTACTTGCAACCAAGAACAACATTGAAATAATGGAAGCGGAACACGCGCGCGATTTAGCCGATAAGTCGAAGGCCGCCGGAACGGCTGCAAAACAAAGTCAAGACGAACGAAACAAGTCGAAGCTTGAAGCGCTGAAATCACATTTGGAACGCGAAATTCAAGCGACCGAAGATTCCGAAAACTTAAAAATTTCACAAATGGCCGAAGGCCAGGCGAAAACAATTGCAACGCTCGAAGATACTTACGGCGACTGGCGAAATGAATTAATAAAGAAGGCGAGCGAAGGCGAATTGAAAGCGCTTGATGAAAAGTTTGCAAAAGGAAAAATGTCCGAAGAAGATTATCGCAAAGAACTTCAAAGCATAATGGACAAAGGAGTCAAAAATTTGACCGCCGAAGAATTAAAATTGATGACCGAAAAAGAAGCGCAATTGGCCGAAGGAATTCGACGTGCAAAATTGACGGCGGAACAACGCGAACTTGAAGATGTTACGGTTGCATTTCAAGAACGAATTGCCCTGGCGAATAGTCAAGGCGAAGAAGGGAAAGCGAACGCGCTTCAATTGGTAATTGATGAAGAAGTTGAAAAAGCGAAAATAAGAAAAAAATATGCCGACGCCGCGCTTGAAGAAGCTGCGAGGGTTGAAGCGATTCGACGTGAACGAACGAAGTTTTTGAATTCATTGATTGCAACCGATCAAGCAATCGCGCTTCAAGAATTGAACAACCAACAAAGCGATGCGCAAAAAGAATTATTGAAGCGATTGAATTCGGATAATGTTGATGAACAAATCACGCAAGAAGAATTTGACGCCGCAATCATTGGACTTGAAAAGAAAAAGATTGCAGCAATCGCAAAAATTAATCTTGACGCAACGACGGCGACAAAAGCAGCAGAAGTAAAAGCGCGCGAAGAAGAATTGGCCGGAATTACAAAAGGACTTGAAACGGCGCAACAAGCGCTTGACAAAGTCAAAATTGTCAATGACTTATTGAACGAAATTAGCGCGACGAGAATCAATAAAATCAACCAAGAACGTGACGAAGATTTGGCAAGTCTTGACGCCAAGCAACAAGCGGAATTAAATGCCGAAGGATTGACCGCCGATCAAAAGACCGCCATTGAAGAAAAGTTCGCAAAACAAAAATTTGCCGTTCAATTGGACGCCTTCAACAAAGAAGACAAAATCAATCGCGCGAAATTTAACCGCGACAAAGCGATCAAGCTTGCGCAAGTTGGAATGGACACCGCAACGGCAATCGTGAAAGGAATCGCGCAATTTGGGCCGCCGCCTTCGCCTGGTGGTATTGCTGCAATCGCATCGGCCGGAATTATCGGAGTAACGCAAGCGCTTGCAATCGCAAATCAAAAATATCAAGGCGGAACAGCGCCGACAATGCCGAGCGTTTCCGGTGGTGGTGGTGGTGAATCAATGGCCGGATCAAGTGGTTCTTCATTCACCGCAACGACGCCAACAACATCGACGTCAACCAATGGACTTTTGCAAGATGCACAAACGGCATCGACACCGGTTCAAGTTTTCGTTTTGGAAAACGATATTTCAACTACTCAAAACAAGGTGGCCGTTCAAGAACAAAAGTCAAGTTTTTGATCCAATGACCGCCGGCGGAATTTATGAATTCATCGCTTGAAGAAAAGCATCCATAATCGCGAAGGAATGATTCGGCCTTCGCGATGTCACCGCTTGAAAGCTTTAAGTTTGTTCCAGGTCGAATCTTTTTTGGTGGATTGACATTCAAATAAATTGACTTGATGAAATGGTTGTCACTTTGCCAATTGACTTTGTCAAAAGTTTTGATTAATTTTTTCGAATCCATTAAGACCGGCGAATGTGTTTCAAAGTTATAAATTGAATGACCGAAATGTTTCAAGAATTCAATCGTATTTTTACAAGCGATTTGATAATGACCTGGATGTTTTGGATTGATAATTAATTCACCGTTATAAATTGGAATATCGGCGCGAAGTTTTGGAGTTACAAAAAAGTCATCGTTCATGTAAATGAATTTTCCGCCATGTTCACGCGCAAAGGTCAACATTTTATTTGTGACATCGACACCGCGAATGTTTGAAAAAACTTTGCAAGGAATGTTTTGAGCGCCGTCGATTTCGTCGCCAATTGTGAAAATCTTTGCCAGGGGAAAAGACATTCGAATCCAACGGATTGATTGAATCAATTCGAAATCGGATGTTCGTTTTTTATAAGGGAATACAAAAGTCATCGAACAAAAATACATAATATAATATGAAGAAAGAAATACCAATTTACGAAATATCAATTGACTTGTTGGATGAAGAAACAACCGTTTCATTCAATTCGCTTGTTTCAATGCCGGCGCATGAAAAGAACTTCATGACCTTTGCAAAACAAAAGGCGTTCGAATTCAACGATGAAGAACAAGTAATCACCGGCCTGGCAATTTCGGCCGATACGCCAATATATCGATTCGACCAAGAAACCGGCGAAGAATACTATGTCGTTTTCACAAAGCAAGCAATCAAAGATATTATTTTTGATTACGCCAGGAAAGACAATTTCAACAATGTAAACTTGGAACACAATCCGAATAGAATCGTGAAATCAATCTTCATGATCCATTCATATCAAATCGACGCGGAAAAAGGATTCACCGCGCCGGAAAGATTCAAGGACGCAAACGACGGATCGTGGATTGTTTCTTATAAAGTGACCGACAAGGAATTATTTGACAAAGCAAAGAACGGCGAATTTAACGGATTCTCGATTGAAGGCGTTTTCAACTTGATTGACACAAAAGAAGAACACGAAATGTCGAAAATATACGACGAACTTTTGCAATTCTATTTAATAGATTTAAAAAAAAAAAAGATTTAATTAAATTTTACAACGATTATCCGGATGCGGTGGTGAATAACGCAAAGCGCGGAATTGAATTGAACGATAAGAATGGAAATAAATGCGCAACCAGGATTGGCCGCTTGCGAGCGACAACCTTGTCGAAAAGAGGAAACATTTCCGTTCAAATAATTAAAAGAATGTATTCGTATTTGTCACGCGCCGAAGTTTATTACGATAAAAATGATTCAAGCGCTTGCGGAACAATATCGTTTCTTTTGTGGGGTGGGAAGGCCGGCCTTCGTTGGTCGGAATCTAAATTAAAAGAATTAAAAATAATAAAATAACGAACAAGTAAACATAATATATATAAACACAAATAAACATGAATAAGAATTTTAAAAAAGTAATGGAGTTAATTGCTGAAATGAAACAATCATTCGCAAGCGCTTCGCAAAAATTCGAACAAGCTACTTTAATAGACGGAACAATCGTTGAATTCGAAATCTTTGAAGTTGGACAACCGCTTTTCGTTGTGACGGAAACGGAAACAATTCCCGCACCCGAAGGAACGCACGCTTTGAGCGGTGATCTTGAAGGCGTTTCGGTTGTTGTTGATGCCGACGGAATCATTGTTGAAATTATCGACGAACGTGCAACCGAAGAAGTTGTTGTCGAAGAAGCTGCGACCGAAGAACAAATGTCCGTTCAAAAGGTTGAAAGCATAATCAATGCAAAATTAGAATCATTCGCAACAAGCATCGAAGCGGTTGCCGAAATGATGAAAATTATTGCAGACCAAAACAACAATTTGTCGAATGAAATCGCGACGTTGAAAGGTGAATTCGAGACCTTCAAATCAGCACCGACAAATAACACAAATGAAACCGAGAAATTCTCAAAAGTTGGCAACTTGACAGCCAAACAAAATTGGTTAAAATATAATAAAAATAAATAAAAATGTCATTAAAAAAATACCTTAAAACATCGTTTGACTACGATGTGTCCGCATTATCGCCGTACACCGACGAAATTCGCGAAGATTTAATTGTTCGTTCCGTAACGGAAGCAGAAACATTAAGATATATTGCTATCCAACAAGGAATAAAAGGAAGCGAAGCGCTTAACTTATTAGACGATTCAATCCTTTACCAAACTGGCGATTGTACAATGACGCCGAACGGTGATACCGTATTCACTCAACGTGACATATCGGTTGAAACAATCGGCTACATGAAACAATTTTGTCAAAAAGACCTTGCCGGATTTTGGGCGCAAATAGCGTTGACACCAGGCGCAATGGCCGAAGACAAAACACTTCCTTTCGAAGCGCAAATCATTGATTACCTTTTAAAGCTTCATGCAAGAGAATTAGACAAGTTAATTTGGAACGGAAATAAATTGACCGGAACTGGCAACCTTGCATTCATGAACGGATTCCGCCAATTTTTAACAACGGCGAATGGTTGTGTCAATTTGAACACTTCATCAACGGCAGCAATTACGGTTTTGAATGCTTACGATGTCTTTTATGAATCTTTCACCAACACACCGGCGAATGTTGCCGAAGGTGAAGAATTCATTTGCATGACTGGTCGTGAAAATTTCAACTTGTTATTAAAGAATTTAGTTGACTTAAATCTTTATTCTTTCAATCCGGGTGAATTTGCAACAATGAATGAACTTTTATTGCCAGGTTCAAACATGCGAGTTGTTAAAGTGAACGGATTGAACGGAACTGATAATATCTATACTGGAAAATCAAGTCACTTTGTATTCGGAACTGATTTATCTTCGGACTTCGAATCTTATGACCTTTGGTATTCATTCGACGACGATGTGATTTATTTAAGATCTAAATTCCGAGCTGGCGTTCAAGTACCTTTCTTGAATCAAATCGGAGTTTGGAACGGAACTAATTCACCGTCTTAATTAAATAAATATATAAACCACGACGGCCGGGCAACCGGCCTTCATTAAAAAAATAGAAAAATGAGTTTATGTGATATGATCGCCGGTTATAATGATCGGACATGTACAAACGGAAAAGGCGGAATCAAGTCGGTTTTATTGTTCCCTTTGGGCGCAATGTCCGGCGCGGTTATTACCGCCAACGAAGTAACGGCCTTGACCGTTGCCGGTGAAACTTTTCTTTACAAGTTGAAAAGCAATTTGTCAAGTTATACCGCACCAATAAAAGTTGACAAGAATAACGGAACATTGTTCTACGAACATTCGTTATCAATGATCCTTGCATCCGACAATAAGGAATTAAGAAGTGAAATTCACTTGCTTGCACAAAATGAAGTCGTTTGTTTGGTTGAAAATGCGGACGGAACAATTGTTGCGCTTGGATTCGGCGAAGGACTTCAAATCGCGGATGCGAATGAATATACTTCCGGCGTTCTTAAAGGCGATCGACGAGGACATGTAATCGTTCTAAACGGAATGGAAAACGATGAAGTTCCTGATGTTGATCCGGCACTTTATGCGACTTTACTATTACAACAATCACCGGTTATTTAATAAAGTTTAGTTTGGTTAATTAAGAAGGGAAAGGAAAAATGATTTCTTTCCCTTTTTTTATGTAATTTTATCAATATGAAAATAAAAAAGGAATTTATCGGTTCAAAATGTTGGTCACCAGTTTTGTCAAGATTCTTTGTTATTGAAGAAGGCAAAGAAGAATTATATTGCAATCTTGGAATCTTTGACATTTACGAAATTGAAAAACCAAAACTAATAAAAAAAGAAAATGTTATTAATACAAAGAAACGGAACGACGCCATTAATAGTGACGGTGACGGAATTGACAACGATTCCGAATCCGGCGTATTTATTTGAGTTCATCCATGAACAAAGCTTCAAGGAATATCGCTGCGTATTGAATAACATTTCAACGGCAACACCGCGATTCGATGAATTTTTATTGATTGACGGCGTTGATGTGAATTTCGATTATAACGGATATTATATTTATAACATTTACGAACAACAATCGCCAGGGAATCTCGATCCGGCCTTGACCGTTTCAATGGTTGAAACCGGCCGCGCCGAAGTCATCGAACTTGATTCGCCGTCGAATGAATACGATTCACCGATTTATTTCAATATATATGAACAATAAAATTAAAATGACTTCGCTTTCCTTCCGGAAAGAATTTATCAAACCGGACGAAGAAAAAGACCGCGCGCTTGGTTTTATCAAGTGGGGAAAGAAAAACGATTATCCTTATTTTTTAGTCGATTTATTTAATGGATCGGCCTGGCATCAAGGAATAATAAAAACGAAAACTTTTTACATTGCCGGCGGTGGCCTTGAAGTTGTGACCGGTGACATGCAAGCTTTCATTGACAACCAGTATTCGGACTTTAACATGAACGAAATTGCCGAACAATTGGCATTCGACTTCGAACTTTTCGGCGGTTTTGCCGTCAAAGGAACTTGGAATCGCGAAGGAACGCGCGTCGCAAAATGGGAATTCTTGGACGTTGATGCAATAAGAATGACCGAAGACGAAAGATTTTATTATTTGTCGGACGATTGGACGGCAATGAATCAAAGCGCTGAAAAAACGAATCTTCGAATGTTCCCGGCATTGGATGAAAACAACCGAACCGGTTCATTCATTATATATTACAAAGAACCGTCAAAGCGTTCAAGAAAAGAAAAAGGAATATATCCGAAACCAACATATAACGGCGGATTGACGGCTATTCAAACGGATGTTGACATCGCGAAATTCCACATGTACGAACTTCAAAACGGATTCAAGTCCGGAACGTTGATAAACATGCCGTCCGGATTCCCGGAATCAACCGAAGAATTGCATCGAATTACGGAATCAATCAAAGGACGAACACAATCGGTCGAAGATGCCGGCGAAATAATTATCACTTTTTCCGACGGGAAAGATTTAGCGCCAACGGTTCAACAATTGAACGGCAATGACCTTGACAAGCGTTACGAAGTGACGGCAGCATCCGTTCAACAAAACATCTTGGTTGCGCATTCAGTTACCGCGCCGACATTGTTCGGCGTTATGCAACAAGGATCGTTCAACGCGGCCGAATCCGGTGACTTATTCGAAATATTCAAAACAACATACGTTTCAACAAGGCAAAAACGAATTGAATGGATGTTGAATTACATGGCCGAACTTGGTGGCTATATTGGTTCGGTGAAATTGGTTGACGTATTGCCTTTAACTTTGGACAATGGAACAACAATTGAACCAGTTGTAGCGGTGAATCCGGCCGAAACGACAAGCGCGCCGGTTGATGTTGCGGTTGATGTTGCAAAATCGGCATTGAATGGATCGCAAATCGCAAGTTTGATTGATGTTGCCGCGCAAATTAAAGGCGGAATCTTGACACCGGATTCGGCATTGAACATAATTTTGGCGTCGTTTCCTTCAATTGATGAATCGCAAGCGCGGAAAATTGTCGGATTGCCGGCGACGGTCTTGTCAATGTGCAAACATAATTCATTCACCGACAATGAAATTTCAATCTTTTCGGAATTCGGCGAAAGTCAAGACAATTACAAAGTTATTTCATCGCATCCAATCGCTTGGGACACGCCGTCCGAAGAAGTTTTTTCACGTCAAGAATTAATGTTCGAAACAATTGGCGAAATCAAAATAAAGATTAAAGACTTTGACAAGAATGTTTTGAATTTATTAAAAAAGGGCGAAGATTCGACATCCATTGCGAAGGCATTAAACACAAATATCGAAGCGGTTGCGAAATCAATCAATCAATTATCAACTTGGGAATTATACCAAAAAGGAAACACAACCAATCTTGGTGATTCATTGCTTGAAGATATTCAAATCGAAATTGCGGAATTCGAAGTTCGTTATTCTTATCGGACACGAACCGACGTTCCGGCGGTGAAAACGGAATCACGCGAATTTTGCTTGAAATTGCTTTCATTGAATCGTTCTTATTCACGCAAGGATATTGATTCAATTTCAACGCGAGTTGATCGCAATGTTTGGACTTACAAAGGTGGATATTATACCAATCCGGACACGCAAAAAACAACGCCTTGGTGCCGTCACGAATGGATTCAACAATTGGTCGTTAAACAAAAATAAAATTATGAACTACTTACTTTCCGTTGAAAATTTAAAAAAACTTGGATTGATTCATTCCAACACCGACACGAAGATCCTGGCGGTGGCTATTAAACGAAGTCAAGACATCCAATTGCAACCGGCATTGTCAACGCCGTTGTTCAAGGCGCTACTTTTGCGCGTTCAAAACAATACTTGGACGCAAAACTATCTTGATTTAATGAATGATTATGTTGTTCCTTGTTTGGTTGCGTTCGTTGACTATCGTTGCGCGTTACTATTAAATGAAAAATTGACAAACAAATCGGTCGGACGTGTTCAAGATGAAAACATACAACCGAACACCGATAGCGAAACAAGCGCTTTGCGCGACCAATTACGAAAAGACGCGTATTTCTACAAAGAAAGATTAATCGTTCATTTAATGGCTGATAATGGCACGAAATATCCGGAATATATTGAAACAAGTTCAAGTCCCGGACATTGTTCCGAAGACATGACAAAGGATCGAAGCGGTTACACGCCAATAAATTTTATTATATGAAATTCAAAGCTTCAAAGGAACAAATCGAAAAGCTAAAAATATATTTGAAACATGGAAAAAACAATCAACCAATTAAAAAGGGAATTCGAAATAATAGCGACGGAACACCGTCAAATAAATGATTTCTTTTTTGGTGATTTTCTTGACGCCGTTTCACGCGATGCCGTAAAATTTCCAATAATGATTGTAACTTTGCAACCTGGAACAATTGGCGACAATTTTGTCGGAGTGAATTGCATTATTTCAATCGCCGATAAATATAATCTTCAAGAATATCGTCAAATCGATGAAATTCATTCCGATTGCTTATCCATTTGCAAAGATATTCATGTCACTTTCAAACAATGGCGCTTTGAAGAATTCTTGGATATTCAAGGAACGATTTCAACGACGCCATTTATTAACCGATCACACGACTTGACGGCCGGTTGGACGATGAACATAGCTTTGAATATTTACGATTACGAAAATTGGTGCGAAATTCCTTACGATAATTACGATTTTAAGAACAATTAAACATAATATATAGATGAACAAGCATTTAAGATCATTGTCGGTTATGTTTTTTATTGCAGCTTATGGAACGGCGGTCGCAATGTATTTCGAAGACGCGTTGTTCTTGAAACTTGGTGGCGTCGCGCTTGGATTGTTCTTGACATTCCAGGTGATTGAAAAATTTGAAAAATGAAATTACAATTATATATATTATTAGCAAACATCCGTTTGTCATTTACGAAATTGCTTGCGATTGTTGGCGCGTTTTTTTTACCAATATCCGGAATTTTGTTCCTGGTTGGATTCGCGATATTTGTTGACACCTTGACCGGAATTTGGAAAGCAAAAAAGTTAAAAATTAAAATCACATCGCGTAAACTTTCGGCGGTTATTTCAAAATTATTTTTATACGAACTGGCGGTCATTGGATTTTATTTGATTGACTTTTGGATTCTCAACGATATAGTCAAACAATTCTTTTCAGTTCCGTTAATGTTGACGAAAATTCTTTCATTGGTATTGGTTTCAATCGAAGTTATGTCAATCAATGAGAATTATTTCGCAATCCGGAAAATATCGATTTGGCAAGGAATGAAGAACCTTTTTTCCCGAGCAAAAGAAATTAAACAAGACATAAATGGAATTAGATCAAACCAAGATAGTTCAACAACGGCTATCTAACGACCAATTTTTTCAAGACGTTTACGAAAAAAAGCAAATCTATTTGCATCACACCGCCGGTGGTGGCAATCCAATCGCGGTGGCGAAATTCTTTCAACAAAAAGAAGGAAAGGTCGCGACGGCATTCGTAATCGGTGAAAAAGGAACAATCGTTCAATTGTTTAGTTCGAAGCATTGGGCGTACCACCTTGGATTGAAACCCGAAGTTTTTGCCGAAAAGGGAATCACTTATCGAAGTCTTGATAAGATATCAATCGGAATTGAAATTTGTAATTTCGGGCCGCTAAAAAAGCAAAACGGTAACTTCATCAATTATGTTGGTGGCAAAGTTGACCGCTCGCAAGTAACGGAATTGAATGGCAAATATAAAGGCCACATTTTTTGGCAAAAATACACCGATGCACAAATCGAATCAACGCGTCAATTGCTTGTCTATTTATGCGATACTTACGGAATTTCAAAGGAATACAATGATTCAATTTTTGACATCGACAAGCGCGCTTTGAAAAGTGAAAACGGAATCTTCACTCACAATTCAGTCCGACACGACAAGTCCGACATTTATCCATGTCCAAGAATGATTGAAATGTTAAAGAACTTATGAAAAAACTAATCGCATTTTTAAGCGTTCTAACGATGTTTGGTTGTTCATCCGAACGATTGGCACAATACCATTATAAAAAGGCCTTGAAACATGGCTTGAAGCTTGTCCAAGATAGCGACACGATTAGAATTGCAACCGTTGATTCGGTGGCGTATTATATAAACGATTCCATTTACTTTGAAAAGGTTATTCGTTACCGCGATTCGGTGGTGTTTTTTAAGAATGTTTATATTCCCAAAACGAAATGGCAAACCAGGATCGAATATCGTTACAAAACGCAACTTGTCAAACAAGATGTCTTGAAATACAAATATATTTATAAAGATTCCAAAGAAAAGCGCAAAGAAATTCAACAAGAAAAGCGCAAAAGGAATTGGAGTTTATTTTTTTGGGGTTTTTTAGCCGGATTCGTAACGTTTCTAATTTTGCGAATCATTGATAAATTTAGACGAATAGTTTGACGAGCAAATATAGACCGCGTTTAAAACCGGACGAAGCTGAAATTTTAAGTCAATATCGCGCGATTAAAAGAACCGCCAATGAAATGGACATGGATGACAAGAACGTCAAACATGGTTGGATCAAGAATAAAACCGCATCGCTATTCTTCAAGAATCCGAACTTCAAGACCGAAGATCAACAAGGATTCGAAACGATGAAACAAGATATTATTGATTCGATTTCAAATTATATTCCGAAATACATTCCAATTGAACGCGACAAAGTAATTGAAGGTCATTTGCTGGTCATTGATCCGGCCGATATTCACATCGGAAAGTTGGTCGAAGCATTCGAAACCGGCGAAAATTACAATTGCCAGGTGGCCGTTAAACGAGTTCGCGAAGGCGTTCAAGGAATAATCAACAAGGCGAAAGGATTCAATATCGACAAGATTCTTTTCATTGGTGGCAATGACATCCTTCATGTTGACACGCCGAATCGAACCACAACCGCCGGAACGCCACAAGACACCGACGGCAATTGGTATTCGAATTTTTTAACCGCTAAAAAGTTATATGTTGAAATTTTAGAAATGCTTTTACCGATTGCGGACGTCCATTTCACCTTCAATCCTTCGAATCATGATTACATGTCCGGGTTCTTTTTAGCCGATGTCATCCAGACTTGGTTCAAGGATTCAAAGAATATCACTTTCGATTGTTCGATTGCGCATCGCAAAGGATTCCTTTACGGAAAGAACTTGATTGGAACAACACATGGCGACGGCGCAAAAAATCAAGACTTGCCATTGTTAATGGCTGCCGAATTTCCGATTGAATGGTCAAAATCAAAGCATAGATATATTTATACTCATCACATTCACCATAAATCTTCGCGCGATTACATCGGAATCACCGTTGAATCATTGCGATCGCCGTCCGGAACGGATTCCTGGCATCACAAAAAAGGATATTTGTCAATAAAAGCGGTCGAAGGATTCCTTCATCACAAAGAATTCGGCCAGGTGGCACGATTGACGCACATTTTTTAAGGTTTTATCCTTAATTTTCATGTTCAAATTATCGCGTTTTTTGTACATGAGGACAAAATATGTCCATTTCCTTATTTAGAATCATTATTGATAGTGCATTATTTTAAAAAAATGTTGATAAAGTTTTGCAGTTATGAAAATAAGAATTAGTTTTACAAAGTATTAACCAATTAAAACTAAACAAAATGACAAACCAAGAAAAAAATTACCAATTAAAATTTAACGGCGCGAATGTACTTGAATCATTTGAAAAATTAATAAGAGAAAAAAACGCTAAAAAATTTATTAACGAATTAAACAAAACATTTAACGAAGCGCAAACGAGCAATTTAATAAACTTGCTTTCCGATTACGAAAAATTTCTTAAACTAAACGACTAAACAACATGAAAGAATTCATCAAAACGCTCGACTTTTTAGAAAAGCAGCAGGAAGAAAATTCCTTGACAACTTATCAACTTCACAT